AGCTCAAAAGACAAAGCCCGTCAATGTCCTACGGACATGGCTGGATTTTAGGTGACAACGGTAAGCGTTGGCATCCGGTTAAAGAAGTTTCATGCGCACCACGATCTCAAGCAACACCCAAGAGAGGCAAATCATGGCTATCGAAGGCGATTCAATGCTTGTCGAACTGAGCGCCGGTCAACGTGTCGCGGCACTCAATCACGTTGCGTTGTTGCGCTCGCAATTTAAGGGCGGCAACAGTGAACAGGATTTATCGCGATTCTTCGACTCAATGCGAGATGTTAGAGACAGCCACTATCAGGACAATAAGCGCGCACTGAGCACCATCTTTTTCCTGGCAAATATTGGCAAAGACCGACACAGCGCCGATTTTAGCGAATTAAGCACCGATGAAAAAACCGCTGTCATACGTGCAATGAATCAATTAAAAGCCGTCGTGAGTTTATTCCCCAAGCGAATGACGCTTTCTAACTAAATAACCCAAAGCAATTAACTGGCGTAAACCCGCCGGGATCCACTTTGCCCAAAAACAGGAAATTATATGCAACGTAAATTATTGGAAGCCACACAAACTGAGTCGTACATCGAACTCGACATGATGCTCAATGACGCGCGAAAAGAGGAACGTCGCAACCGAGCAGAATTAATGATCTCACGCCTCAATGTGCTTGCCTGGACTATTCGCCGTGAGGAAATGTCATGTGTTGAGGCTGCTGAGTTGTTACAGCAAGAAGTTGAAAAACTGCAGACACAAATTGCGGAGGCGCACTAATGGCCGACTCAATGGATATTGTGCAGCAGCGCACCGAGGAAATGCTCGAACGTAACATCGCGCTCATCGTCAACCGCACCCCTGCGATTAGCGCTTCTTTCTGCGAAGACTGCGACGCCCCAATTCCTGAATTGCGTCGGCGAGCCTATCTTGGCGTTACTCGCTGCGTTTCTTGTCAGGAGATTGAAGAGCAGCGCGGAAAACATCTGCAGGCTAAAGCCTGATGACAGAGAATTATGCTTACCCGTGGAATGCTCCACGGGAAGCCATCGCTAGCCCCTATCCTACTTATAAGGAACTGCGAAGCCGCGATCATTTGATTGCGGCTTTGGCGCATGCTGAGCAGTTGCACGCTCAGCAGCCAACGCTGATTCAGCTTGATGTCAGGCGGCGCGTCGCCGAACTGGAAAAATCACAAGGGATTGCCCGTGCCAATGCGTACTTAACGAAGACTTTCGTTGAGCGCACATTGCCACGCGTCGAATGTGTGAATGCAAAATATCGGCTCGACGAAATGAAGGCCAGCACGTTTAATTTGCTGACAGAAAATGCCACTAAGGATATCGGTTCGGCGAGAGTGTGCGGTGCGCTATGGGAGTTAATGCGTCGTTTTAACCGCTTGCCGGATATGGCTCGCGCCGATGTTGATTTGCTGGCTGGCGACATTGCCAACTTTGCCCTGGCTGAACTGGTGCAGGCGCATGCTCAATCTGACAACGAATCAGATTATAAATACACGCACCGCATTTACATGACCGCCGCCACCATCACTCGCGAGTTTAATCAGACACCGCCATTGTGGGAAAAAGTTACATCACGCCTATTCGATCCGGAAGAAGTCACCCCCTCGATCATGCGCATGCAAACCGAGAAATGGTGGAAAGGCCGCCTGCGTCGTGTCGCGGCATCATGGCGTGAACATCTGCAAATCGCCCTCGCCAACGTCAGCAAAAAACATACGCCCTATGCCAGCAATATGACGGTGTCGGAATGGCGCTAGCAAAAGCGCCGCACGCGTGAGTTTCTTAAAGGGCTTGAGTTGGAGAATGAGGAAACCGGCGAGAGGATCAGCTTAATCGACAAGTTTGATTCCAGCGTGTCGAATCCCGCCATTAAACGCTGCGAGTTGATGAATCGCATTCGCGGATTTGAAAATATCTGCAACGAGATGGGTTTTGTCGGCGAGTTTTACACGGTCACTGCCCCTTCTCGCTACCATGCCACTATCAAGACCGGTCATCGTAACCGCAAGTGGAATGGTGCCAGCCCGGCAGACACGCAGCGTTATCTGTGCAACGTGTGGCAGAAAATTCGCGCCAAGCTGCATCGCGAAGAAATTCGCATATTCGGTATTCGTGTTGCCGAACCCCATCACGATGCAACTCCACATTGGCACATGCTGATGTTTATGCTGCCTGAAAATGTTGATCGCGTGCGTGAGGTGATAAGCGACTATGCATGGCGCGAAGATGGCACTGAACTAACTACCGAAAAGGTCCGCAGAGCGCGCTTTCATGCCGAAGCCATCGATCCCGATAAAGGCAGTGCCACCGGCTACGTGGCGAAATACATCTCAAAAAATATCGATGGCTATGCGCTCGACGGCGAGCTGGACGACGAGAGCGGCAAAGAGCTTAAAGAAACTGCATCAGCCGTTTCGGCATGGGCTGCGCGTTGGCACATTCGCCAGTTCCAGTTCATTGGCGGCGCACCGGTCACGGTCTACCGCGAGTTACGTCGGATGGCAGACAGCGAAACCGCGCATGGACTCAGTATCGAGTTTGCAGCCGTGCATGATGCTGCTGATGCAAGCGATTGGGCTGGCTACGTTAACGCGCAAGGCGGCGCATTTGTTCGTCGTGATGAACTGGCCGTACGTACATGGTATCAACCGAGTGAAGACCTAAATGCCTATGGCGAGGAAACCATGCGCATCAAAGGCGTGTATGCAACAGACGCTGGCTCAGATACGCCGATTCTAACCAGACTAACGCAGTGGAAGATTGTACCGAAGCGTGCCGTTGATTTGGCCGTTGACGTTAAGGGCGCGTCCGCGTCCTCTTGGAGTTCTGTCAATAACTGTACGGTCCCGCCGGATGATAATCCCCCTATAGACTTCACGCGCTCGCCGACCCGTGCCGAGAGAAGACGTATTTTGAAAAGATTGCATGAAAGCACGCCTGCAAAACCGCGAAAAAAACGACAGGCGCCGGTTTCTGATAAATATCGCGATCAACGTAAGCAGCTCAAAGACAGTTTTTATGATGTCTCACGTCTTACCCTTTCCGAAGGCGAAGTTACACGCATGATGATGGGGCACAAGCTCAAAGTTGGCGCGCAAATATTCTGGAGTGGGACAAGCGGCCATCTTTTCGTTGATCGTAGAAAACCGTCCACCGCCCTACAACGGTTCCAGACATTGGCCTCTCAGCATCGAAAAAGCGGTAATGTTCAATAATCAATCGGTCGGACTAATCCGAGCCACACGATTGTTTACGATTCCTTAACGCCATGATACTGTTTATGCATACAGTATATTTATTCGATAGGGAGTTAATTAGCTGATGGACATCGATAATCTGAGCGAGACTGTAGCCAGAATCCAATTTATCGCCGACGTCTCTTTGATTGCACACTGCAAGGAAGATGAACTAAAGATGGCACTGTCGATGATCAGTGACCTTGCCGGTTCGATTGACACCTCACTTTACCAAGACGCTATCTACTGCCAGGCAGAATGATTGCTTGGAAGTTTCAGAGCTGCAACTAGGCCACCGTTTTGGTGGCTTTTTTGATGCTGCAGCAGAATGCATATAGATGCGTGATTTTGCATGATCCAGACAGGATCGCTTATCGCCCTTCTGCCCACGGCTGGCGCGGTATGAGGTGAGGCGTGCAGATGCATTAAAAACGATGCACAAAGCGGGCAGGCGTGGCGGGGAAAGCATTGCGCGAGAACACATATAAATCAAAAAATCAATTGAGTTTTTCTTAAAAATTATCTAATTTGACCCACCTCCTTTTCAACTAAAAATAACAAAATGATATTAAGAGAAAAAAAACGTTTTCTTCCCTTAAACCAAATCCCAGATTCTCTATGGGATGTTAAGGAGGGGACTCTAAAATTGCCCGGAGAGTTAATTTCAAGCTGGGTTCAATTACTTGATAGTGAAAACCTACGAGAGATGGCTTTAAATGATAGTGTTAGTAATAGTACAGGTGGGCAGGATAAATGCGAAACCGACACGCATCTAGCCAATAAATACACTGGCTCATGTGCCAGAACAATTCTTTCTATTATTGATCCACTGGATAAAGCTAAACTTGCATCAGATACATATATATCTATATTTTCTGGCGGAGACGTTTTCTTATTAGATATTCCTGCAGGAGCTGGTTCTGGAAGCGTATCTATATTATCAACACTATATGAATTAAGAAGTAAAAACATCCTCCCCAGATATCCACTTAACTTGAAAATACTAGCTGGCGAAATTTCACCATCAGCAAGAGATTATTTTTCTAGGCAAATTGAAGGATTAAAACCACTATTAGAGACTCAAGCAATAATTGTGGATTATGAGATAAAAGATTGGGATGCAGTTAATCTTCAAAATAACCTAGATCTTGTTTTCAAGATGTATGAGAAAGGAAAAGGGATTCCGTGCAAACTGATTTTAATAACTAACTTTTCCGGGTTTTTAGGAAGCGAACAAAACTGGGATTCAGCAAAAAATAGTTTTGAATCAATTTTCCATGTTAATAAAGATGATAATAGTCATGTCATATGGATTGAACCGCAAATCAGCAAGGCAAGAAAAATTGTCGGAAAAATAGCAAAGTGGTTCTTTACAAAGTTTCCTTTCTTTATTCAAGAAAACAAAAGTGAGGATGACCTACATTGTGAAACTGAGATTAATTGCTCGCATCCACTCAAGGATGTAAAGTTCAAAACAAGAATGAAAATTATGTGTTTTAGACTAACTCAAAGGAATGATCAATGAAGACCACTCTAGCCGTTAAAGCATTATCTGCATATCGTAAAAGAGATATCATTCCTTACTTAGCTTTAAGGTATTATCTTGAAGCACCGACGTCCAAAACAGATTATTGGATAAGTAACATTTGCACACGACTTGCTAACAACACAAAAAAAAACTATATAAACGTTAAACACTTTAAAGAAACCGTTGGCGCTGAATACATTTTTCGCGACATATTTTACCCTTCACCTAACGAAGCATTGGCCGAAACTTTCCTAATAACCGAGATTAGCAAAGTATCAAAAATGCACCCTGAGAACTATGTCTACAGTTACATGCTTGAGGACGCCACATCAAAAAATGGTGTTTTCATTAATTATTTCGATGGATTAATTAGAAGACAAAAAGATATAGCTTTAGCATGCAATTCAAATATTGGTAAGAAACTTTCATATAGTGATATTAAAAAGTTTTATCCTAGCATTTCCTTAGAAGATGCGAAATCCACATGGGAAGAACACACTACCAAAAACAATATTGACAGGAAGTACATTGACCTCGGGTTGGTTTTATTAGAAAACCAAATTACAGCTTCGACATTTTTTCATGACAACCAAAAGCTTCTTGTCGGCCCGTCATTCAGCCATGTTATCGCAAATCTAATATTAAAAGACATTGATATTAAAATGCATGATATAACAGGTGGTCATTACTACCGTTACGTTGATGACATTATTATGATAGGTGATGAGAAAGAAATTGAATCCTGGAGAAGCATTCTAAAAGAAACCCTGCTTGAAAAGAAATTAGAACTACACGACAAAACCAAAGATTTTGTGATATCTACCAACGAATGGCTTTCAGGTGAACATGACTTTTCAGATAATCTAAGCCGAGATTGGGGCTATTTAATTGGTGACATTAAGAAATTTTTGTTACTCAATCCTGAAAAGACAGACTCTTTAGAATCAGAGTTTAAAAAAAATGGAATTAGGATCCCAGTTTTAGACTACTCAAATTCCATTCGAAATAAAAGTTACATAGAGAAATTCATAAGCAATTACAACTTTAAAAGGTGGTTTCGGCGAAAATCAAACTCCTTATCAATTGACTCCATCTTATTCTCAGCTAAGAAATGCAAGTCTAGCTTATTGAAGGTTTTGGATGAAGAAGATGAATTATTTAATTCAGCCGAGTCCGCTTATGAGAAAAAAAGAAGAGTTCCTAAGATAAGATATACATCTGGAAGGCTATTATACTTGCTCAGCAAAGAAGAGTTGAATGTTCTATTGAGTAAAACGATAAAATATCCAGAGCTGTATCTACTTAATGCAATTGCAAAGAGTTTAATTAGTAGAGATGTTACTCAGATTATTCAGATGGGTCTCAATACCACACAGGCAGCTGCGCAACTACTTGTTGCTGATGGAAATGACGTTACATTTGATGCATTAAAACTTGAGAATAGTGATCCTGCTGTAGTAGAACAATCACTATCTATCTTGGGTTTATATAAAATGAATTTCCCTAACACTGAGTTTGGTGGGAGCTTCATGAAACTACTTTCTGGCAATGAGAATGACATTACCGAAATGATGAGCTCTAAGAATGACTTTATCAAAGAGTTTGCTTGTCTCCATGGCATTTCCCATCCAGACCACCTAAAAGTCTTACAATCAGGGTTCGATGAGGATGAAGATATTGTGCTCGATCTTTTAGATCAAATACAACCATCGAGCACATAAAAATTACAGGTCGTAATTTTTAAACTTGACTACATCTATTCCAATCCACTCATTTATATCTGAAATTCTATTTTGTAAGGAATGGAGTTCATTCCTTACAAAAACTTTTGCCGCTTTTTCCACATCTCCAAATCCTCCACTGTTTTCAGGTAAAATGCCCATCATCTGAGGCGGCACGCGGTGCGCGCTTAGCAGATCGTCACGACTCGCCTTCTTGATGTTAAAAAAATCATCACGCGTTGCCACTTCGCTGAGCGGCAGAATCTTGATGCCGTCTGGTTTTCCGTTGGGCGCATACATAAACAGATTACGGAAGTTGCCAATCCCTTTCGTGTCGCGCATGGCCTGACGCATCCGTTCGATATCGCTGCTGCTCTGTGCCGCGTCGGTCATATAGAGAATGTACCCGGCGTGTGCGCCGTTCTGGTAATACTTACGGCGGAACAGCGTAGCCGCCTCATTCAGCCAGGCCGAGTTTAGTGCGCTGAGGTATTCCGGCAGGCCGTACAGCTCCTGATTAATATCCGGCTCGATAAGGTGGAACACCTGATCCGGTTCGAACTGGTGCGCCTCCTTCCACTCATTCACAAACCAGTACACGCCATCCTCAACGCCGCGCCGTGTGTATTTGGCCGGGGAAGTTTCCAGGCGCAGCGGCTGACCGAGCGTGTTGCGGCGCAGCTCGGCAAAGGCATTGCCAAACACCAGATAATCCAGCGCGAACTTGCTGAATTCCTGCTGGCTGAGCAACGGGTATCCAGACCGCTTAACGTGGTGCGCCAAACCTTTGGCCATTCATGAACCATCTTCAGCCCGCCATCATCTTTCAGGATGTCGAGCACGTCCATCTCGTCGATTTCAACCAAGCGGCGTAGCACGTAATCGGCGTTGATCTCTACCCTTTCGTTTCGACTTGATTTAAGGTCAATGATGCGTTGCGCAATGTCTGGTTTTGTGAGGTTTTCACTACCAATCTTGCGGGCGGTGTTATCGCTGTACCCCGCCCGAATGGCCGCTTGCGTGGCGTTCCAATCGATGAGGTACTCGCGACAGAACATTTCTTGTTTGTCGGTGAGTGCCATTTATATTCCTAGGTGAATTATGAAATTCGAAGATATTTTTGATTATCTTCCAGCCAGACCCAAGCCAACGAAAGAGAAATTGCTGCTAGATTCAATTCATGAAAAT